ATGACTCGGGAGGTCAACACTTGTTAACTCGGAGTGTTCCGAGGCTCCTTGAGCAGTCCAGTTTCGCTGGATAGCGTCCTAGTTTAAACACTTGGTACGGTGTTAGAGGATCCTAAGCTGCCGCGGATTGCTCTTGTAAAGGGAGAATCCGGCCTGAGCAGTTTGAATCACCATGTTTCTCACACCATCTCTGGCAGCAGCGGGGAGTCTGTCCCAGCCCCGTTGGGCTTGGTCCAGAATCCTCGTAACTGTTGAGTAAACTGATGGTGACCCGGTTGAAAGAGGAGATGGATTAACCATTCCCTCGTCCGTTGCGGGGATCCATTCAAGACCTCGAATGAAGTTCATGGTGGCGCGGAAGTCCGCGGCACATGACCTCCATGCGATGACAATGGCCTCTGGCTGGTAGGCCCGGCCTAGGTCTGTTGCTTGGGTTTCAAACAACCCAGCTTCATAACGAATGGCTGAGTGGTTTTGAAGTTCACCAACGGGCTTGAAATTGTGAGAGGTGTCAGTAGGCCTCCATTTAACTTCATGTCCATCTAAGGAAAGTCTCTGAGTACCCTCCGCATAAGTGAATAGTCTATTCACAGTGGGAGGGACATGAGAGGGACCAGAGAACATGGCAGAAATGGGGACTCCGGTTAAGACAGCAATCTCCCCCTGAGTTGCATCCATACGTCCGGTGTAATTAAGGGACATGCAGGCATTCAGGGTCCTGAAACCATCAGTGGTTGCAGCGACGAAAGGGTATGCTGGCTCGGGGATCTCTGACGCGGTTGCAGCCTCCGTGAAAACAACAGCCGATCCGTAGGGATTGGCTATGGTGTTCGTGGGAGCTAGGTCTGGATCACCAGCTGTTGGTATGAATACAGACAGATTGGGAGCAGGGTCGTCCCCTGTAGTCCCCAACATGTCTGGAAACCAAACTATGTATCCACAGGCGCCCAATGTAGCATTGGAGCTCTTGTGGAACTTGGTAAGGTAACCTTCAGTTTCACCGTAAAGTCCGGGAACCAAGGGTGCCTTGCAGGGGTCCTGGACCATCCTTACAAGTGGTGCTAACACATTGTTTTGGCGGTTCCTGTTCCTCTTGCGGGGAGCCTTGGTGGCTTTACTGTTGTTCGACTTGTTCTTGTTCTTGTTCTTGTTGGGCATGGTTGCGGAATGTTTTGAATTTATTAATTCAGTAGTTTCGCCCCCCCACCCTTCTCCTGGCGGGCCGCTTTTACGCGTTCCACACAGGCGAGGAATTCACCCAAGCGAGGTGAACTCCCAAGATCATAGGTAAATTGAGACACAAGCTCTGGAGATAAGCTCTGTTGTTCTAACAAATTATAAAGGGACTTGGTCCCATCCTCTGCCCAGGCTCCATCTTTGGAAAAGAGGTGCGAGCAGAAGCTGAAAGAATCAGACTTCTTAGCATACATCTTAAGTTTGTGACCCAACTGTGCATATTTCTCCTCCGCTTCACTAACAAATTCCTCCACACAGTCGTCTCCCATGGCTATAGACCAACGGGCACCAACTAATAGAGCTATCCAACACCTTATACGGGAGTTGGTTGAACTTGTATTGAATGAACCAGACAGCTGAATGCCGGGCCAGG